TTCAGGGTTAAGGGTGATGCCCTGGTAGGACATGTCGCCCTCAAGAACCATCACCTTGCCCGCGTTTTTCGAACCGACGAACCGGTTAAGGTTTTCGCGATTTTTTTGGCGCTGCTCTTTGGTCAGTAGGTTCTTTGACAGAAAGAAGCCTGACGTCTGAATACCGTTTTCAAAAATTTTTGCGGCTGATTCTTCGACTGCCATCGCTGCGCCAAACACGTCGCGCCCTGTGCGCATCGGCATCATCCCGCAGACGCCATCCAGACCAAAGCCCCGAATGTGCATCATATTTTTAACCGGGATGATGCGCTTCACGCCCTTCTCTGTGTAGGTGTACTGCAGTTCGCCGCTGTCGAGCCGCTCAACCTTCATACACTGAGGAAGTAGCGGAACCAGAGAGACCAGCTTCAGGCCGATCATCTTTTTCTCAACGTAGGCATTACCACGCAGGCAGATGCTGGCAACCACCATCAGCATGAAGCGCGAAGGCGTCATTTCGCTGTTCGGACGGCGGCACAGTAACTGATAGGCCGGATGATTAAGCGCCAGCTTGCGGGAGCCGTCAGCTGCTCTTTCATATACCTTCATCGGCAGAGTTGAAACTGACTCACTCAGCAAGCGTACACAGGCCCAGACAGAGGCCAGCGCCAGCGCTTTCTCTGCTGTCACTACCTTTCCGCTGCTGCTTGTGCCGTACCATTCCTGCCAGAACGCAGCATCATTCAGTCCGATTGACTCACCGAGCCAGTTAACAATCGCGCTCTTAATGCGACCCGGCTGTTTTTTTTCCTTCATCAGATACCTACCATGATCGGGTCATCAAAAAAGTCATCAGGATCGCCGCTGTCCACCAGCACCGCATCCTCTGCTGCACCGATTGCCATAGCGGAAGCCACCACGCCGTCGATACGGCCGGTACTTTTCTTCTTGGCAAATATGCGGTTGTCCTTCTGGTCAGCCTCAAGAACCGCAGAGGCTGCATTCCAGCGCAGGCAGGGATTAGGCCGGATAACGAGAACACGGTTATTCAAGTGTTCTTCAAACAACTCAATTGATCGCGGCATCCAAAGCCCGGACTCCTGCGCCTTATAAAACCCTTGTCCGTGTGGAACAAGGTCAACGCTCACAGACTCGCTTTCGAGTTCTGGTTCCAGATACTTGATACGGTACTGGTCAAACGCGATGCACTTAATATCATATCTGGCTGCCAGCTCACCGATGCGCACCGCCACAAACCCGTAGTTGACTGCCTTACCCGGTGGTGCGTGAATGAAGCCATTACGCAGCCAGGCGTCATAGGGAACGTGGTCAGTTTTGGCTCTCTCCAGCAGGGAATCTTTCGGCGTCCAGAACTCAACTAATAGCTTTTTGGATTTCGGAAAGTAAAGCGCCAACGCTGTCAGATCGCGGGAGCCTGAGAGGTCCAGCCCGCCATAGCACTCTTCGCCCGCCAAATCTTCCGGGTCAAACTCCTGTTCACACTTCATCCAGGTGTCGCTGTCAATCCACGGATCGGACGCTTCCACCCACTGGCAGAAGTTCAGGCGTCGGACAATGCTCTCTTTTGATGGCATGCCGCGGGCCTGCGTCACCTGCTCCCGCAGGTATTTATCCGTGAAGGTCTGACCCAGCGACGGGTTAGCTTTACCCCAGCAGGCTTCATCTTTAAACGGGTCGTCGCCCTCATCCAGCGAACAGATGAAGCTGAAAAAGCTGTCATCGACTAAATCACCAGCTGCCACCTTGCGACCGTATTCGTGATATTCGAAACAGACACTGGTTTTATCGTGGCCGCTGTTGGTGATGAGGAACATCAGCGCCTGACGGCGGCCCTTTGTACCGGCGCGCATCATCTCAACAACGGCGTTTGTTTTGTGCTCATGCACTTCGTCAATCAGTGCGCCGTGCGGGCGCGGGCCTGACTGACCATCATCAGAGCTGATCGGCTTAAAGAAAGAGCCTGTCTGCAGGAACGCAAGGTTCCACACGTTAAGCCCGGTGCCAGATTTGGTGATGCGCTGTGCCAGCGCGGGCGACTGATCGACCATCGTTACCGCATCGCGGAACAGGATCATTGCCTGGTCTTTTTTCGTGGCCGCCGCGTAGACTTCGGCGCGGGGTTCCTTGTCTGCCATCAGCAGGTAAAGACCGACGCCGCCCGCAAGCGGCGACTTGCCGGAACCCTTGCCGGACTCGATGTAACTCATGCGAAATCGGCGTGTGCCGTCTTCCGCCTTCCAGCCGAACAGGGAGCCAACAATGAAACATTGCCACGGCAGCAGGATGAAAGGCTTACCTTCATGCTCGCCGCCGTTGAGCTTCAGGACCTGAGCAAAGAAGTTAACAACACGCGTAACCGCTTCGACATCCCAGAACAGTCCACGTTTTGGCCCTTCTTCCAAATCCCGGATGTGGCGGGCGCATGCAGCGCGGATATCTGGCCCGGCAAGAACAGCCCCGCTGGTAACGTCCATTGCATACTGCGTCGCCGGATCAACCGAAGAACTGGTTGAGCGGGTCTTCTTCTTTTTCTCCACCATTCACGTTCACCTTTGACCGGGCAGCCGGTGTCAGGCCGAACTCTACCAGGTAGCTTTTGAAGCGCCGGTCTGCATCAGCCAGCATTGAAACAGCCGGGTTGGCCTTGATAAGAAATCCGCCTTCGGTCTGAACCGTGTATGTCCTTCCCTCTTCGGCAATAGTGATTCGCAGCTGAAGAATGTCGGCATAGATATCGCAGAGCCTTTCCAGCGCAAGAACATCGGCGACGGTCAGCACGCCCATTCCATCAAGCAGAACGGTCAGCTTTCCCCACGCAACCTTTCCCCAATCGGTGAGGTGTGACGGCGGGCTGGGGATTTCTCTCGCAGGTGCAGGCTCTTTGTCGTTAAGTTTTCGCTTGCCCGGATTGCCGGTAACGACCTTAAGATGGGTCGGTTTTGGTCGTCTTCCGGCCATAAAAACCTCCCAGAAAAAAACTTTTCATTTCGCGGTTGTGCATAAAAAGGGGGGCGGGCGGTCAGGAAGTCGATAGCCCCTGAAGTCTTTACCCGCCCCTCCCCGTGCGTCTGTGCTCTAACCCCTGCGCCAGTGCGCCTGTGGGTCGAGTGGCAGGCCGTTCTCATCGCATCCGATGATATGCCCGCGCTTCTCTTCGCGTTGCTTGGTGGAGTCATGGTGCTGTTTACAGAGGGGTTGCCAGTTGTTTTTATCCCAGAAGAGTTTCTGAGCCTTTGTTATCTCGTCCTGTTTACCGCCGTTGATTGCTTCCTTCAGCCTGTGTGGCTTGACATGGTCAACGACAGCAGCAGCCACTGCTCTGCCCTGCCGGTGGCACATGACGCAGAGTGGATGCGATTTCAGGAATGAGAGTCTGGCTTTGTCCCAGCGGCTGTTATAAATGCGTGGCTCGGACATGTTCACTCCAATAAAAAACCGCCCGGAGGCGGCAGTGTTGTCTATTTAGTTCGCTGAGGCGGTGGCAATTGCTTAGCCATCTCTCCAGCGAGCTTTAGGGCTTGGGTAAAACGCTCATCTCCACCAAGGTTAGAGATGAATTTTATTTGCCCAATGAAATGCTGCCAGTTCTCTTCAGGCTCCCCATTAATCCATACTGAGAAATGCTGATGAGCCTCGTCAATCACTGCCTGGAACTTCGGCTTTATAGATTCAAGGGACTCACCCATCTGGGCTTTAACTGCAGCCTGCCTTATTTTGTCTACATACCCTTTAACCAAGCCTTGAGAATTGTCCATATAGCCCCCTTATGTTAGGAAGCCTTATTTTAACACTCATGATTGGTTAATACAGCGTCGAAACTCTTCACTGCTGGACTAACCGTTATCCCTTGCCGAAGGATTCATTGGCATCATGCTTACCATATGAAGATAATGAACTCTCAATAAACTGTGGAGAGCCATATGGAACATCTAAGTTTTGATGAAGCTAAAGGCATCATTGAAAAATATTTTTTACCTTTCAGATGTTTATGCAGCTCAGAGGACCTTGAAAACAGCATCACGTTAAAAATTTTTTACGATAGTCAGAACCAAGATGATTTTTACCTTGTTGAATCTTACCCCCGTTATCGCAGTAGAGTCTCGCTTGCATGGTACCTCCAGACTACCAAGACGGGATTTGAGCAAAAATTACATGAAAGAAATACATTCTCACAATAGTTGATAGCAGTAAGTGAGAGGGCTCATCATCAGGCGCACTCGCCCTTGTGATGAAAACCGTTGTGAAAGAGGCCCTCGGTCACATTATCCTGGTGTGAATAATGTCTGCTAGGCTGCAGCATACAGGTTCTTCATCTGCCCTTTGACCGAAAATGCAGCCATGCAACGTGCTTCAAGATCACTGTAGTCAGAACAACCGGTAGCAATGTTACTCACACGGTTAATCTGATGCTTTTTTGCCAGTGCGGTTTGCAGTCTTTTCGATGCACCTCGCCCGAATAGCCGCTTGCGTGGCGTTCAAATCGATATGGTACTCGCGACAGAATATTTCTTCTTTGTCGGTGAATGCCATTTAAACACCTTGATAGGAAAATATCTTATGTCAAATAAGAAGTTTCATAACCCTGCCGCTATAATGCTGGTAGGAAATGCTAAAGCTTATATAACTCGCGGAACATTTCTCGGTGACAACGCAAAGATTATCGCCAAAGGAAACTCTCAATTTTTTTCTCAGGATAGTACTCACATATCTACGGATGTAATTGCTCTGTATGTAAGTATGGAAAGTGAGTTATTCAAACAAAAAGGGAATTTGAAAGAATCAGAGTATCAAAAGTTATTAAATGAATTACAAATGCTGAATAAACATCAGGGTAAACCGTCATTTCCTCAAGCATACAAAGGCTTCGTTGCATCATTATCCGATCATGCCACAGTGCTTACTGCGTTTGCACCGTACATCGCTCAACTTGCACAACATCTTTAACCTATTAAGAGCAAGCATCATAAGGCACATCCGTAAATGCGCCTTGTGATGAACTCAGCAATCGTCGTCTGACTGAGCCACTGCACGACAGGCGAACATGCAAGCTTTCTGCATCTCCGTTTTGGCCATGGCAATCCAGCGTGGGTCTGCACCGGTTTCTTTTGACGTATCTAGCAGATTGAGGAAGTGGCGGCTGACGTCTTTCAGCCGGTTCATCACTTCAATATCGCCGGGGGTTAACGTTCGATATCCCTTAACAGTGCTGCCGTCCTGCGGTTTTGCTTCGCTCATGTAATTACCTATCTGGTTGATTCGATTTTACGGATAGCAGCGCGATCAATGTTGCACTGCCCCAGAGCGCCATATAACTCAGCGTTGAGGCTTACGCTGTCACCGAACGTCATATCCTGTGATGGCGCTGGCACGTCAATCTGACTGGTAAGTTCAGCCGGAAGGCTTAGCTGTGGCTGTTTTGTTGTCCGGTACTCCACTAGCGGCTTTTGCTGCGTCGCGCAGCCGGTCAGCAGCATCAGGGGGAACAGGAGCAACAGCACACTTGTCCGCCGCAAGGTAACGCTTAATTTCATTCTGTAGTTTCCGGTTCTGCTGGGCTGT